ATACAAAGACTGCCCGTTACCAATAGCCAATATTGCGTTGTTTATTGGTGTGCTAACGTCAATTGATAATGTTCCTGCTTGCACATCCGCAATTTGTGCGGCGGTCATAAAATCAAAAACACTAATAGTTTGACGTAATTTAGTCTGAACTGTAGTTGCTACAGCGTTGCTTTTATTAAGTATGTACCCAACCAAAGACGAACCTGAAGATGCAGCAAATGCGGCGTAAATGCCACTTGCGTTGCCCGTTACGTTGTCATACGTTCCTATTGTTGTCGCGGTTGCTGTCTTTAAAACAAACTTATAAGCCACTGCGTCAGTTAGCCAAATTTCACCGCCAGAGGCAACACGGCCAGCCGAGTCCAACACAATCGGATTGGAGTGAGCAATGCTGCCAGCACTTGTTGTATATGCGGCCTGTGGCGTTGTAGTACCGGCTGCGTATGTGTAAACAAGTCCACCAGAAAGAATAACGCCGTTGTTGTCAAAAAACTGTGCACCGGCCCCAGCCAGCATTGAAAGATTGACGGCCATAATTAAACCTTAAATGCCTTCACCTGGCGTTACCAACAACGCATTCGCGGTATCAGATTTGAGCCAAACGTTAGGCGGGAAGGATAGAACTTCAATTGAGCCAGCAAGAAAGCCAACAATGTTTGTAACAGGGCTACCAGCAGTCGGCGCAGCTACCGTCCCAACGGCAACAGATGCCCCCAAAGGGTCTGCGGGTTTAAAGCCTAGATAAACAGTAGCGCTTGTGACGTTAACAATGCGGTAAGAAACGGCGTAAACATTGTCTTGTGTTTTGATTTGAACATCAGATGTTGAGACAAGAAAAGTTTGGCCTTTGGGCGTAAATGCGTTTACGGTAGACATTGATGCTCCTTAGAGATTTTGCAAATTATATGCTTTAAAACAAAAAAAGCCACCCCTTTTGGGAGTGGCCTTCTTATGACATCATGCCGTTTTAAGGCAGGAAAGTCAGGTCGTAACCGTAGATGAAAATATCAGCGGTTGCTGCGGCACCTTGAGCCGTTGTATTGCGAATGTACAAGTTTGTGCCTGTAATTGCACTAAACGTAGTTGCTCCGGTGTTTACCACAATTGATGCTGTAGTAGCGCCAGTTGGGGTTGTAGCCGACAAGATAGCCGTTCCACCAGCAGCAGGCGCGGTGTAAATCGCAAATGCTGCCGTGGTCAAGCTGGTGCTTGCATTGGTCAACAGGATGTAAGCAGCACTAACGCGACCCGCGACCAAGATCGGGGCAATAGTATCACCTACGCTGTTAAGGTTGACCGATTGAGCCGATGCAAGCAAACGTAAAGCCTGATTGCTGGACAAGTTAATCGGATGGTTTGTGGTGGTTTGTGCTGCACCTGGATTAATGTTAGCCATGATTTAATTCCTTTATAAAAATTAAGATGCTACTCGGCAAGCCAACTCAGGGTACAGCGGTGCCCAGCCGTACAACACATCAACGCGAGTCGGGATGGAATCGTTGTTGATTGTGTACTGGCGAACAATACGCATTGAGAGGCCCAAGTCTTTGTCAGAAGCACGGCCAGCGAACACCACACCATCAGGCAAGTCAAGATCAGCACAGGCGAGCGTAAATGCGTTTTTGTGCATAACGATGTTCTGTGGAGATACTGCACCAGCTTGGTTGAACGGAGTCACAGCAGAAGCACCAGGGCTAGTGATTGACACGTTTTGGAACTGACCACCGGAGATAACAGCAGGGCTAACAGTAACGGCATTTCCGCTAATGGCGGTTATAACGAAACTGCGTAGCTTGTTGCTGCCGTAGGCTTGACGGTTTTGTGGGTTAACAGCATACACACCAGCGATAGTGAACGTGTCACCAACCAACGGAGTGAACGTGCCGGTTTTAGACAAGGTGAGAGACGATGTTGATGCCCAACCCGTAGTCAGAATGCCGGTATCAGTGCTGGTATTGATAGTTGCGGTGCCAGCGTAAGAGCCGAAAGTTTGAGCAGAAATATTCTGATCCATCTTCCAGTTCATACCAGCGGAATCGCGGCCCATCATGCCCTTGGCGTATTGCATTCCAATAGTGGTATTGGGTACAAACAAGCCCTTCAAGCTGTCCACAATCGTTGCGCCCGTGAAAGGCTCAATGATGCACGAACGGCGACCATCGCGAGGCGCACCCTCTGAGTCCAAGTAGGCTTGGGCGGTCAGGTATGTCAAAAGCGACGTAGGAGGCGTTCCAGCAGTACCGACAATGTTGGCGGTGTTCAGCTTTGCCATAGTCGTACCGTCAAAGTCAATTTTATTGGCTACGGCGGCGACAGCAGGCTTCAAGACGCGATCAGAGAAAGCGTCAAGGCTCAATGCCAAGTCTTGCGTGGTGAATTGCGTATCAACGTGGAACTGTGTCGACAAAGTAACAGGCACACTCGTTTCGTTGAAATCTTCAACGTTCAAAGCAGGGCCGGTAGTACCAATAAAACGACCAGGACGACGAACATTAAGCGTAGCGCCGATTTTGGCACCAGTGACCGCAAATTGATCGTCATAGTTACGCATGACTTCAGAGGAGAAAGTCAACTCATTTTCCAAGACCATCAACGCTTCGTTTGTGATCATGGAGATGGTAAGCAGATTATTGCTCATTTCATTTCCTTAAAAAAAATTGTGTTGTCAGCGTATTCGCCCCGCAAGTCGTGCAGCTTTCCAAGCCTGGTAGTTACCGTGAAACTGACGATTTCCATCAAGATCGGTAACTGGCCCGTTTGCTGACGCCTTTATAGGGTTAATTGGCGCTGGCGCTTTACTTCTTCCAACCGTAGGCTTTGTCTGAGGCTCTGTCTTTTCAAACTGACCCTCCAGCTTCCCAATTGTTGCTAAGGCTCTTGTCAAAGTCATGCCCGCTAGTTTTTCAGCAATGTCTGGATTTTCAGCCAAGTGATACAAGATGCGTGGGCCAACTTCAGATTCAAAGATTGCGTCCCTTACTTCATTGCTTACCGCAACATCCGCAGAGCCAACCATATCTTCAAAGTCAGGCATTTCGCTTTTCGCAGATTCAACCCGTTTTGCCCAAGTGTTAATAACCTTGTCGCGTTCGGCTTGTACCTTTGCTTGCACTTCCTTCTGCTTTTCCTCATTCATTCGCTGGTCAACACGATAGTCCGTTAATGCTTTTGCATACTCGTACATATCGGAAAACTGCCCTGGCTGCGGTTCTTCATCGGATTTAGACTCAGCTTTAGGCTTTGCCCGTTCCTCATAATCCCGCAACTTTGATTCCAGTTGTTGCCTTGCTTCGCGCTCGGTTTGGGCTTCTGCCCTTGCCGCCTCTCGTTGCTTGGTAATCTCTGAAAACCTTTTCTCCAATTTTGGATTCTGTTTTCTATCCTCTACCGTTGTTGCTTCATTCTCGCTATCAGATGGTTCACTCTGTTGCGGCTCTGTTTTTACAGCCTCGCTTGGTGCAGCTAAACCTAATTTCTTCGCAGCGAATTCAGCCATATTCTCGTTGGTAAGCACCGTCTGGGCTTGCCGTGGTTGCACTTGTGGTGCTTCCTGTACTTCTGACATAGGTTTTATCCTAAGAATTTGCCCCGTCTACCTGGCGGGTAAGGTTGTGCGGTTTATACCACAGTTCTATTATTGCGTCATTTGCTGAATTAATGGGTTAGCCCCTTGGCTAATATCTTGGGCGGCAAACTGTGCATATTGTTGTTGTTCAGCGTTCCTACGGTCAATTTCCATAGTTAGGCGGCTTGTGTCCATGCGGTGTAAAAGCAAATCAACAATAGCTTCAATCTCTGTCTTGTTTTGACTAGTAATTGCTCGAGTATTCTGGTCGTTGACCTTAACTTCTGCCATTGTTTCGGTGTTATGGGCCTTGGCAACTTGGCGCATGAGTTCGCGTTTAGTTTCTGCTTCTTGCTTAACGCCTTCAATGTCCGCACGTTGTTTCATAGCCAGTTGCATTGCTGCCATCTGGTTTTGCATATCCTGGACGGTTTTCTTAGCCTGCGCCAATTGCATTTGCACCTGCGGCGGTATATCGGATTTCTCGTCAATCTGCGACAGCGGGTTCATTGCGGCCAGACGGTCGGCAATAATGTCAGCGCCAGGGAAGTCCATGTTCCTAAACACTAGATCACCGGCCACGTTAAACAGTTCAGGCTTTGCCATTAGCGGCATCATTGCGTCTACGGCTTGTTGGCGGCGAGTCATAAAGCCTGGGCCTGTATCCATTACAACGTCGTATTCGCCCACGGTCACATCGTTTAGCACGGCCTCAATGCCATCGTCACCCGTTTTGCGTTCGTTGATGGTTTCCATGCTAGGCTGACCGTCAGCACCAATAATCCGCATTACCCGTTGGGTGTCGTAAATCTTTGGCACTAAATCTAGGATGATCTTGCCCGTATGCCGAATGCTGCGGGTCATGTTGTCGTAGAAATGGAAGTTAGACAAGTCAACTTGGTTCTGTTGTCCAGCTAAAGCCTTACCGCTTATATTTCCGCTTGGAAGCTGATTAGGGTCTACTATGCCAAGCACCATCTGCAAGTCGGCAGAAATGGCGTTTGCGGCCTCCATGATGCCAACTGGCGGGGCTTCTGGTTGTAGTCGTGTTGGAACGGGTGCGGGAACACCCTCAATGTCTTTTTGCTTGTAGCGCAGGACGGGGCTAGATTTGATGTTAGCCATTGCCCATTCGCTTTCGTGGCCTTCATCTTGGCCTTCAGCAAGCAGCCACTTAGCTTTGGGAGCAAGCGCAATGCTTTCGGTCATGCTGGTGCGCCAGAAGTTGTACATCCGTTGCGGGTCTTTGGCAAACCTTACTAAACCATACTTCTTACGCTTGTCATCCACGATAACCTGAGCGCCGTAGCAAGGGACAACAGGGATATATTTACCGGCCCACGTTTTTTCCTCAAGGATTTCCATCGCGGTCATCTTGACCCACTTAACGGCCTTGCGGAATGATTCGCGCTCGTCAATGACCTGCAATCCCGCTGCGTCTACACGCTCAAAAAATGAGTTTGAGTCTGCAAAATGGCGGGAACCGTCGCTCAGAAGATACAGACGAGCCTTTTCACGTTCAATGTAAAAAAACTCGGCAATGCGTATATCTTCCTTTGTTATCCAGCTTGCAGTGTCGTCACCAGTTGAGCGTTGTTGGAAGTTAGCACCGTCGTTAGCGTTTGGGTAATGCTCGCGGAATACCTTTTTGTCCATTACCGTGGTAATCAGGCACCGTTCAGCGTCCGAGCCATCTGGCAATACGGAGTTAGGGTCAAAGTAAACGGTAAACGGGTTGTCAATCGTGTCAATGTAAATTTCTTGGTCAAACGAATCCTCGCTGGTGTAGCGGGTATTGACCCTCCAGTAGCCCCATCCCATTCGCACAGCGTAATCAAAGGCGGTGTCGTAGGCAGTGTCAGCGTTGGAGTTAACCTCAATGTGACGGGCAATGCCTTCAATAACTTGGGCTACTTTGTAATCCGCTAGATTGTTAACGGCGTGAACCTTGATGCGTGGACGTTGCTGGCGTTGCTGGTTTGTCACCTGCCGGATATAGGCATCAATCTTGTTGATGGTCAGACAGGGACGGGCTTCCACATTGCGCGAGTTTTGGATTTCAACCGGCCATTGGTCGCCAGCAGCAAACTTAACGTCCTGTAACGCTTCCGCACGGTTTGTAGAGTCAGCCTCGTTAACCAGCCGCCAAAACTTAATGGCTTCGTTAATACGCCCATCGGCGCTCGATGTTTGTGCTTGATAGTCAGCCATAGTTAACCCCTTTTTCCAATTATCCCATCCAATTGCCAGCGGTTGCAATCATTGCTTGCTTTTTGCGCTTTACCGGCTCTTTAATCATCAGCGCAATATACCTAAACGCATCCGCACCATGAGAATAGTGGTCGTGCAATGGGCTACGGCTAAATTGTCCCGTGTCTGGGTCTACCTCGTAGCGGTAATGTCTCAGGCAGGTAATCCCGTCCGCAGCGTGTTCGCGGTCAAACCAACATGAAGGAAAGATTGTCCTGGCGGCGTTGATGGAGTCCACAACCGGCACCTTGGGCAAGATGTTGGTTTTGTAGCCTGCTGCCCTAACAATGTCGTCAATGCTGCGCCCAGCAGCGGCTAGGGTTTTGTTCTCAGCGTCATGCGGTAGCCAGATGGTGTCGTAAACGTAACCAAAGGTTTGCATGGTAGCCATGTAATAGCTAATCGTCTTTTGGCTGTCCTCGATGTAGCGAATTAAACGGGTTTCCATGCCTACAAACTGAAGGAACCAAATCGCTGTACTGTCAGACCAGCCAAGGTCAAACACGGCGTGGACGGGCTTTGTAGCGTCATAGGCTACACGGGTAATGCGCCCATCTTTCTCGGCCTGCTGCATTTCCTTGGCAAATATTGCCCCGTCTACCGTCTGGCGGCACAAACCTTCCCACACCTGGTTGTAGGCTTCTTCGTCCCGTTCCTTTAGCGCGTCCTTCTCCAGCTTGAGCGTTTCAGGGAACCAAGGGTTGTCGCTCCAATTAACTTTGATCTGGATACAGTCATCAGGCGGCTTTGCCACAAATCGCTGGTAAGTTTCGTCGGTTTCCAACTCGGGGTTAAAGCTGACCCATATCTCGCTGCTTTCCTTACGGATAGTGGGAATCAACACGTTCCAAGACAACCGGCTTACCGTCTGGGCTTCTTCTACCCAGCAAACGTCAACGCCCTCAAAGGATTTTATGTTCGAAATGTTGTTCTTTAGACCGGCAAAGGCAAACTCTGTCCCGTTCTTTCCTCGGATGCTGGCCTGGGTAATCTCATAGAACCCTAACAGGCCAAGTGCCTCGATCTGGTCGCACAGTAGCTTATGAACCGAGTCGCGCATGGAAGTCATGAACTCTCGCGCACACAAAATACGCAATGGGCTTTTAGCCCCGAGGATAAGTAGCGCCCTGGCTATG